CCACCGGAATCTCTCCCCGCACATCGAAAAACCCCGGGCGGTGAACGCGATGGCAACACTGCGCGTTGCGGCCGAGGGCGATGTGCCGCGGACTCCACAGACGATCACTGAGGCGCTCGACTCGGGCGCGCGTGACGTGCTCGCGGCGATGCGTCTCGCGCTCGCGAAGAAGCTGGACGCCGGCGAGGTGTCATCCAACGCGATCGCTTCGGCCTACAAGGAGTTGCGCGAGCTCGACCGGCAGATCCGAGCCATCGACGCAGCCGAGGAGCAGGAGGCGCAGCGTGCCGGCTCCGGCAACCGTCGATCGTTCAGCGCTACGGCTCTCTGAGGTCGCTCGCCACGTCGTCATCCCCGAGGGGATCGTCGACACGCTGTGGTTCGAGGTTGCAGATCGGTGCGCGGAGTTCGGTGACACGTTCGACGCGTGGCAGGACGGTCTAGGGCAGGTGACTCTGGGTCTGCGCGAGGATGGCATGTTCGCGGCGACGGTCGGCGGCGTCACCTACTCGATCCCGCGGCAGGTCGCCAAGACGTTCCTCGTCGGGCGCATCTGCATCGCGCTGTGCACCCTGTTCCCGGGCACCACCATCCTCTGGACCGCGCACCGCACGCGCACGACGACCAAGACGTTCCAGAACTTCAAGGGCGTCGTCATGCGGCCTGCCGTGCGCGGCTTCCTGCGGGCCGGCAGCAACAACGGCACAGCGATCCGGGACGCGAACGGCGAGCAGGAGATCCCGTTCGCGAACGGGTCGACGATCCTGTTCGGCGCTCGCGAGCAGGGCTTCGGCCGTGGCTTCGATGAGATCGACGTCGAGGTGTTCGACGAGGCGCAGATCCTCACGGACCGCGCGCTCGAGGACATGGTCGCTGCGACCAACCAGTCCCGGTTCAAGCACGGCGCCCTGCTGTTCTACATGGGCACCCCGCCGCGGCCCGTCGACCCGGGCGCGGTGTTCGAGGACCGACGTGCGGAGGCGCTGCGGGCCAAGCGGGACGCGAAGGGCGTGGACTTCGGCGCCATCGTCGAGGCGGGCGACTCGCTGTACGTCGAGTGCTCGGCGGATGCGAACGTGGGCAAGCCTGGCGGGCCGTCGCTGGACGACCCGCACCAGATCGAGAAGGCGAACCCGTCCTACCCGCATCGGACGCCGCCCGTGTCGGTCAAGCGCCTGCGCAAGAACCTACGCGGCGATGACGGATGGCGGCGTGAGGGCCTCGGCGTGTGGGATGTCCTGCAGACCGTCAAGGTTGCGGGCGTCAACCCTGCCGACTGGGCAAAGTGTGGCGACTCAACCTCGCACCGTGACGGCTCCATCGCTCTCGGCATCACGCAGTCGCCGGACCGTTCGACCGTGTCCATTGCCATCCTCGGTAAGCGCGCGGATGGCGACTATCACGGCGAGCTGATCGAGCACCGTGTGGCGTCTACGTCGTGGGTTCCGCGGCGTGTGCGCGAGCTCGTCGAGAAGCATCAGCCGCTGTCGGTGATGGTCGACCCGATCGCGTCGGGGCTCATCCGCGACCTCGAGGACGGCGGCGTGAGCGTGGACGTCGTCACAGCGTCGGCGTACATCGCTGGCTGCGGGCGGATCTACGACATGGTCCACGCGACCGCGCACCCGGACGAGCCAGCCGGCGAGCCCGAAGAGGACGCCGAGGCGCAGCCGTTGCGGCGACTGTGGCACCGGGATCAGCCGGTTCTGAACGACGCCGTGAAGTCCGCGGTGATGCACAAGCTCGCACGCGGCTTCGTGTGGCGGCCTGGCGGCGATGAGTCCGTCGAGCCGCTGGTCGCGTTGACGCTCGCGCTGATCGGCTTCGAAGGCAACGACGTGGACTACGACGTGATGGATTCGATCGGGTGAGAGGGGTTGCTGTGAGGGTGACCTCGATCTTGGACCTGCTCGGACTGCTTCTGCTTGTCGCGGGTGTCGCCGTGTTCGCTTCGAAGTTCGGCCTGTGGGCTGGACTGGTGGCGGCCGGCGTCGGCGTGCTCGGTGCGTCCTGGCTGATTGATCGGCGGGCGAAGCGATGAGCCTCCTGCGCCGCGAGTCCGACACGCCTGACCTGTACCCGTTCACTCGCCCCATCCCGGGTGGGTTCACCCTGGGCGCGGCCGTGAGCACGAAGCGGGCCATGTCTCACTCGGTCGTGTGGGGCGCGACCCGGCTGCGTGCCGACGTCGTGTCGCTGATGCCGGTCGACACCTACCGCGACGACCGCGGAGTCTCCATCGAGGTCGCGAAGCCGTCGGTCCTGGTGACCCCGTCGCAGATCGCGGACGGTCACCCGATGACCATCGGCGAGTGGATGTCCACTTCGCAGACGTCGCTCGACCGGACGGGCAACTCGGTCGGCATCATCAAGGCTGTCGACGGGCTCAAGAAGCCGTCGCGCATCGACCTCGTCGACCCCGACCTGGTCGAGTTCCGGTGCAAGGGCTCGCAGATCGTCGAGTACGTGATCGCTGGCGAGACCGTGAAGCCGGAGTACATCTGGCACGAGCGGCAGTACACGGTCGCGGGCATCCCCTTCGGCCTGTCTCCGATCGCGTCGGCGGCGCTGCAGCTGACGGCGGGGCTGTCGGCGCAGCAGTGGGCCGTGAACTGGTTCACGAACGGCGCCGCACCCTCGGGTCACCTGAAGAACGAGAAGAAGGTGCTCGCCAAGGGTGAGGCAGAGCTCATCCGCGCGCAGTACAGCGCGACGCAGCACGCCGGCGTCCCGTTCGTCTCGGGCATCGACTGGACCTACACGCCGATGGCCGCGAAGGCTGCCGAGTCGCAGTTCCTCGAGCAGATGCACTACACGGACACGGACCTGTGCCGGTTCCTGGGCGTGCCTGCGGACATGCTCGACGTCGTCACGGGCGCGTCAGGGTCGCTGACGTACGCGAACATCACGCAGCGGAACCTGCAGCTCCTGGTGATGAACCTCGGCGGTGCGATCAAGCGCCGCGAGGACGCCCTGTCGACGCTGCTGGCGTCGCCGCGGTTCGTGAAGCTCAACCGGTCCGCGGTCCTGGCGATGGACGCTCTGACGCGGGCGCAGGTCCAGGCGCAGCGGATCACCAACCGGACCATGACGCCGGACGAGGCGCGCGCGCTCGAGGATGCTGAGCCGCTCACCGAGGAGCAGTACGCGCAGTTCGACCGGCTGTGGCCGGTCACCCGAGTCGTGCCCACAACGCAGGGAGGCCAGTGATGGACGAGATCATGCTGGCGCGGATCGCTGAGGCGGCGCGCGCCCGAACCGACGGCGCAGTCACGCGCGGCGACCGACCCCGGCAGCGCCGCTCTGCTGCGCCTGAGGGGTCGCGTGCGGCGATGTCTGCACGCACGAGCATCGAGCTCCGCGCTGCGGGTTCTGACTCGTCCCTGCTGCACTTCACGGGTGTCGCGTCGGCCTACGAGCAGGCCTACGAGATGTACGACTTCTTCGGTCCGTACACGGAGGTCGTGACGGCTGGCGCTGCGACGACGACGCTGAAGCGCAGCGACCTCGACGTCCCGCTCGTCCTGGCGCACGACTCGCTGCGCCGGATCGCGCGCACGACGAACGGGTCGCTGACCCTGACCGAGGACGACCACGGCCTGCAGGTCGACGCGCCCTCGCTGGACGCGAACGACATCGACGTCGCGTACATCGCGCCGAAGCTGCGGTCCGGCCTGATCGACGAGATGTCGTTCGCGTTCCACATCGTTCGCGGTCACTGGTCCCCGGACTACAGCGAGTACCGCATCGACGAGTTCGACATCCACCGCGGTGACGTGGCGATCGTCGGCTTCGGTGCGAACCCCTTCACCTCGGTCGACCTTCGGGGCGCACCGAAGCCGGCCGTCGTGCCGGCACCTGCCAGGGGTGCATCCCTGGCGCAGTACCTGTCGCGCGTCTGACGACGTACGCGGCACTTGCTGCTCGCGCGAGGCGCGAGGACATGGCCGAGGCCGGTCCCGCCTGTCGTCGACTGGCAAATCCCCACCAGTCATACGACCGCCCCCATGTGGGCAGAATCGGAGCACCATCGTGGCAACCATGCCCGAGTTCATCGCTCGCAAGAAGAGCGCGCTGAACGCCAAGATCGACGAGCACAACGCCCTGGTCGACGAGCTGAACGAGGCTCGTGACGCCGCCACCCCCGACACCACCAAGGTCGACGCCCTGCGCGAGCGCAAGTCCGCGATCGGCGCCGAGGTGACCGCGCTCAAGGAGTCGCTCGCGACCCTCGAGCGCGAGGCCGCAGAGGACGACATCGTCGCCCGCGCGCAGCAGATCGTCGCGCCGGTCGAGGAGGTCCGCGGCCTGAAGTACGACCAGGTCGCTCGCGTCGGCAAGGAGGAGCGCACCTACACGGCCGAGAAGTCGGCCCGTGGCGAGGCGTCGTTCTTCGCCGACTCGTTCGGTGCGCAGAACGGCAACATCCAGGCCCGCGAGCGCATCCAGCGGAACCTGCAGGAGGCCATCGTCGAGGGTGAGATCAGCGAGCGCGCGACGACCACGTCGTCCTTCGCCGGTCTCGTCGTCCCGCAGTACCTGGTCGACCAGGCCGCTCTGCTCGCCCGCGCTGGCCGCCCGTTCGCCAACACGGTCCAGCGTCTGCAGCTGCCGTCGCAGGGCATGTCGCTGGTGATCCCCCGCGGCACGACCGGCGCGTCCGAGGCCATCCAGGCGACGGAGAACTCGTCCGTCTCCAGCACCGACCAGGTGTTCGCCAACGTCACCGTCCCGGTCGTCACGATCGCCGGCCAGCAGGACGTGTCCCGCCAGTCGCTCGAGCGCGGCACCCCGGGCATCGACTCGCTGATCTACCTGGACCTCGCGGGCGCCTACGCGGTGGCCCTCGACTCCCAGGTGCTCTCGGGTTCCGGCACCTCGGGCCAGATGCTCGGCGTGCTCACCACGGCCGGCATCGGCCAGTCGACGGCGTTCGTCGCCGCCGCCACGGCCGCCACGTTCTACTCCAAGCTGGCGGGCCAGCTGAACACGGTGGAGACGACGCGGTTCCTCGCGCCGACCGCCATCGCCATGCACCCGCGCCGCTGGAACTGGCTCGTGTCGCAGGTCGACTCGTCCAACCGCCCGCTGGTCGTCCCGAACCAGAGCGGTCCGTACAACGCGTACGGCGTCTCGGGCGCCCCGCTGGACGTCCCCGAGTCGACCCCGGTCGGCTGGATCCTCGGCCTGCCGGTCTACACCGACGCGTCGATCCCGACCGCGGTCGGGACCGCCTCCGAGGACCAGGTCATCGTCTACCGGGCGCCCGACCTGCTCCTGTGGGAGGACGGCGACGGTGCGCCGAAGCAGCTGCGGTTCGAGCAGACGCTCGGCAACCAGCTCACGGTCAAGCTCGTCGCGTACAACTACGCGGCGTTCACGGCCGGGCGCTACCCGACGGCCGTCGGTGTCGTCGGTGGCAACTCGGGCGCCGGCTTCGGTCTGGTCGCTCCGACCTTCTGATCGGCCCTGCTGGGGGCGAGTGGCTTCGGCCCTCGCCCCCAGCGGTTCACCACACCCTTCGACCTAGGAGCATGTTGTGTCGGACTTCGACCTCATCCCCGACGACGTCAAGCAGAACTACCGCGACCTCGCCGCCCAGCGCGGATGGTCGCTGGAGACCGCCGCCGCGAGCTTCGAGACGCGCGACAGCAACGTCGCCGCGTGGCTCCGCTCCGAGGCTGCTCCCGCCCGCTCTGAGGCCCCCAAGGGCCGTCGCAGCAAGGGCGTGCAGGAGACCGCGGACTGATGGCTACCCCGACGCAGGTCGCTGCGCTGATCGCCTACGTGGGCGGTCGCACCGGCCCCGATGACGTGTTCGCCGAGGCGAAGTACGACGAGGCGTCGGCGCTTGTGGACCAGTACGTCGGGGTCGACAACTACGTGCCGGCCGCGGTCCTGGACCAGGCGGTGCTCGAGGTCGCGTCGAAGCTGTGGGTGCGGCGCTCGGCTCCGCTGGGGCAGGCGCAGTACGACACGATCGACGGTGCTCCGATCCTCACGCCACGCGACCCGATGGTGACGGTCTATCCGACCCTGGACCGGTTCCTGCCTGGTGGCTTCGCATGAGCGGCGCTCTGACGGCGTTCCGGGTCGAGCTCAAGGCGGCGCTCACGGGCCAGGTGCTGGCAGATGGCATCCCGCTCGTCGTGCAGGACGTGCTCCCTGAGGCGAGCCAGCCGCCCGCGCTGCTCATCACCCCGAGCGACCCGTTCCTCGTCCCGGGCAAGAACCCGGCAGGTAGGGCGGACACGCACTGGGAGGTGCTGGCCGTCCTCGGTCACCACACCAACTCGGCCGTCCTGCCTGCGCTCGAGGACTTGCTCGAGCAGATCCTCGACGTGGTCTGCGCCTCCACCAACGACTGGCTGCTCGAATCCGCTTCCGGTCCGTCGCAGATCCAGTTTGTCGAGGGCGGCTCCACGTTCCCCGGCGTTCGCGTTTCCATCACCCGCCCCGTCCAGATCGTCTCCTGAGGAGTCAGCATGACTACCGTTCCGATTGTCCCGCTCGTCCTCAAGAACGTCCTGATGAGCATCGGGGCCGACAACTACGAGAAGGCCCTGGACCAGGTCACCTTCACCCCGAGCGCGTCCTCGATCGAGTGGACCGGCCTGGCCCTCAACCCGGTCGTCGACACGTCCACGGCGACCTGGACGGCGACGCTGGAGTACGCGCAGGACTGGGACACGACCACGTCCCTGTCGCGCTACCTGTTCAACAACGAGGGCGTCACGGCGGCGGCGTCGTTCTCGCCTCGCAACGGGTCGGGTCCTGCGTTCACCACGTCGCTGGTCATCACCCCTGGCGCCATCGGCGGCGGCGTCAACGCGTTCGCGGTCACCTCGGTCACCCTCGGGTGCACGGGCAAGCCGCTGCTGGTCGAGACGGGTGTCGCCCCGACGATCACCTCGGCTCTGCCCTCGGCCGTCTCGGTCGGCAACCAGGTTGTCATCACTGGCGTCCGGTTCACGGGCGTCACCGGCGCGGCTGGCGTGAAGATCAACGCGATCAACGCGACGTCGTACACGGTCCTGTCGGACACGCAGATCGTCGCGACCATGCCTGCGGGCACGGCCGGCTCGGCGCCGATCATCGTGACCAACGGCACCGGCGCCTCGGCCGGCTTCGCGTACACCCGCGGCGCCTGATCCGATGCCAGTCCGCGTGAACGCGCCCGGGCTGTACGCAGCCCGGGCCGCGTTCCGCGGGCTGCCTCGGGACCTGAAGAACACGATCCGTCGCTCACAGCGTGCGGAAATCGGCCCCATCTGGAAAGAGGAGATGGCCCGGTCGGTCGGTGGCGGAACGGGCACGCAGCAGCGGGTGTTCAAGACGGGCACCACCGTGAAGGCGGGCCTGCCTGCGTACCTCGTGGCGGGCTCCGGGTCGAGGCCGCTGTCTGGCGGTGGCATCCCGCGCGACATGGCTCGCGCTGTCGAGCTCGGGTCGGGTCGTCGTGGGAAGTACACCCGCTACGACCGCAAGGCGCGAGGCGCGACGAAGGCGACGAAGGTCGTCCGGCGCACGTCCGCGCAGCTGCCCACGCACAACAGGTCGGGCTACGTGGTGTTCCCGGCCGTCGCGCAGGCGGTCCCTCGCATCATCGGGACCTGGGTCAAGGGCCTGACCGACCGCATCTACGACGCAGTCGACGGGAGGTGACCTTGTGGCCGGCAAGCCGATCGAGATCCAGATCGACGCGGAGACGCGTGGCGCCGAGGACGGCATCGAGAAGGTTGCCGACAAGCTCGACGACGTAGTCGATGCGTCCAAGGCGGTCGGCAAGGCTGGCGACAATGCCGGCGAGAAGATCGAGGATGCGGCACGCGACGCGGCCAAGGTCATCGACCGGGACCTGACGGAGGCGCTGAAGGAGGCCGCGAAGGTCTCCCGTACTGCCGGCGACGAGATCGGCTCGCGCGTCAAGAAGGGTGCCGAGGACGCAGACGAGGGCGTGCGCGCCCTCAAGGAGAACACGGCGGCCAACGCCAAGGAGATCGGCGCGTCGTTCTCGGACGTCGAGTCGGTCATCGGCGGCATCCAGGGTCTCGCGGCTGAGGCGCTCGAGGGGTTCGGTCCGGCTGGGCTCGCGGCTGGTGTCGCGGGTGCTGCTGGCATCGGTCTCATCACGAACGCGCTGCAGACGGCCGATGAGAAGGCGCAGGCGCTGCACGACGACGCCGTCGACCTGGCGTCCAGCCTGCGCGACGCGGGCGACGACGGTGCGGCCATCGCGGCGATCCTCGGCTCCCGGTTCGAGGAGTTCGGCGCGAAGGTCGTCAGCGGCGGGTCGAAGATCAGCCAGATCTTCGGCGCGGAGACGGCGACGAACGTCGACCTCATCGTCGACCTCCTGAAGTCGGGCGTCCTCAGCGCACACGACCTCGACCAGGCGTTCCGCGGACTGACTGCCGAGGACCGCCTCATCGGTCTGAAGAACGTCCTGTCGAAGGCGACCAAGGAGTCCGACCGGCTCAACTCGTCGGGCAAGTCGCTGACGGTCGCGCAGGAGGCGCAGTACGTCGCGACGTCCAAGGTTGCGGACTCGATCAAGGATCAGATCGCAGTCGAGGAGCAGGCGAACGCGCTGAACAAGGCGCTGGCCGACTCGATGCACCTGACGGTCGAGGAGTACGAGAAGCGCGCCAAGGCTGCCGAGGCCGCCGCCGAGAAGGAGAAGGCTGCCGTTGACGCGGCGGCTGCGGTCCAGGACTCCTACGCGAGCGCGCTGCAGGGATCCGGCGACGCGGTCACGGTCTACCAGGAGAACCTCGACCGCAAGAACGCCGCCGAGCAGAAGGCGGCCGAGGCGACCGCTGCAGCCACGAAGGACACGAAGGACTCGTGGGAGGACTACGCGCAGGCCGTCACGGTCAGCACGGACGACCTCATCGCGGACTGGAACCGGCAGGCCGAAGAGGCGCGCACGTTCCAGACGAACCTCGCCACCATCGCCGCGGCCGGTGGGCAGGCGCTCGCGGACGAGCTGCGCGCGAAGGGTCCTGAGGTCGCCGGCGCTGTGGCGTCCGTCATCGCTCAGGCAGGGCCGGACAAGCAGCGCGAGGCCATTGCCGCTCACGCCAACGCGACGGGCGCCGAGGTTGGTCGCGGCATCGCGCTCGGCATCGGGACGCAGCAGCAGGTGTTCGCGGATGCGGTCCGCGGCTTCGTCGCTGGCGTGCCTGTGCCCAGTCTGAACGTCAAGGTCCAGGCCGACACGGAGCAGTTCAAGCGGACGATCCGCGAGCTGACTGACGGGGCCATCGTCGTCACGGTCAACGGCAAGGCAGGAAGGCCGGTCTACTGATGGCGATCACCGTCACGAACGTCGCAACGGGTGGCTCGCAGACGGTGGTCGAGGTTCTCGGCTACTCGTCGACCACGCCCGTCGAGATCCTCGAGCACGTCGTCATCGGCACCGGTGTGCCGGTGTTCACGGTGAAGCCGGCGCGGTCCCGTCGCGGGTCGTTCCGGTTCCTGTGCCTGACCGAGACGACGGCGACGACCCTGTACCAGTTCCTCAAGGCGTCGGCCGGCCCGTTCACACTGGCCGACTCCGCGACGAACCTGGCCGACACCACGTTCTTCATCACGGGCTCCATCGGCTACGACCTCGACGACCAGACACGCAAGCGCTGCATCGTGTCGATCGAGTACACGGAGGCGACGTGAGCACCACCCGGCACGGCATCTCCGCGACGATGTCGACGGACGGTGCGTGGTACTGGCGCCGGACGAGCAGCACGCCGTTCTACTCCGACGACATGCAGAACATCGTGATCGGTGCCGGTCTCGGCCAGTGGCACGCGCTCTCGTTCGCAACGCCGGCATCGGTGCTGAACACGGCGACCGGGCGGTACGAGCTGCAGGTCTCCTCGTCCGCGATGCCCGGCCGTGTCGGGGTGTCCATCTCCAACCCGGGCGGGAACTACCAGGTGGTCGCGCACGCCTACGCCCTGGACGGCTCGTGGGGCTCTGCGCAGGACACGTCCGACGCGACCCGGCTGGTGCCGACGCTGCAGGAGCTGACGGGGATCTTCTACTTCGGGGACGCGGGCTTCCCTCCTGGGGGAACCACCGAGTTCGCCCTGTTCATCGGCGACCAGTTCTCGTCCGGTACCGGCACGATCTACTTCACCGACTTCGCCGTGTACCAGGTCGAGCGCGCACGCGTCCTGGACCTGCAGCCCGAGCGGGCAACGGTGACCCTGGACGAGTCCTGGTCGCCGTACGTGCAGGCGACGCTGGTGTGCCCGCTGCCGTCAGGTGACCCGCTGAGCATCATCGACCCGCGCGACAACCTGCGGGTCAACCTGAACCTGACGGCATCTGGCGCGGGCTCGCTGACCGCCGCGGACCTGACCGCGATGTACGCCGGGCAGACTGCGGCCAACCTCACGACCGCATTCTCCGGGCAGACGGCGTCGTACCTCACGACCCTGTGGGGTCAGTCCTACAACACCCCGCTCGACCTGTCCCTGAACGTGTCGCGGTCGATGAACCTGGGACTGCGCTCGCGGTCACTGGACTACATCGCGGGCACGATGACGCTGACGCTCGGGTCGGACGAGTTCCTGCTGCAGGACTACATCCGTCTCGACCTGACGAACCCGTCCTGGCAGCCGCCCGCGGTGACGTCGCTCAAGTCACTGGTGCAGTGGGCGCTCACCCTCATCGGTGGCGCGCTGGACCCGTCGAGCTCGGACGCGGTCATCAACTCCGCGGACGTCGTCTGGAACCAGGGCGAGGACTTGTGGTCGTTCCTCGACGGGTTCATGTCGAACGCCGGCCTGCGCCTGTGGTGCGACGAGAACCGCGTCTGGTGGCTCGCTCCCGCGTTCGACGGTTCGGCCGGCGAGGCGTTCATCACCAACCTCACGGGCCTCGACGACGACCTTGACCGCACCACGTGGGGCAACGGTGTCGTCCTCGTCTACACGTACACCGACCCTACGACGGGTGCGACCACGACGCGGTACCAGGGCTCCTACGGGGCCGAGTACACCAAGGGCGTCGTAGTCAAGAAGGTGTCGAAGGCCGCACCCACCGGGGCTGCCGCGACGCTCGAGCGGGCCATGTCGCGGGGCCGGGCTGTCGTGGCGAAGGCCGTCAACAACTACGCCGTCACGCCTGGGCTCACCGGGTACCTGTCGACGACGAGCACCACCATCCCGCCCGTCCTCATCTCGGCCGTGGCGTTCGACTTCCCGTCGGACGAGATGACCGTCCGCACGCGCGACCTCCCGTAAGGAGACCGACGACATGGCCCTGGGCTTCTACGACGCGAACGGGATCTGGCAGTACGGCACGAGCGACCTCGTGTCGCCGTGGCCCACGTACCTGAACTTGCTCGCGGCGTCAGTGTCGGCGGCGATGACTAGGCCGGCGACGATGTACAAGGCCGTCTCGGTGCGCACGTCCCTCGCTGCGTCCACCTGGCATGACCTGCCGTTCGACACCATCGCGAACACGCAGGGCACGGTGCCGTGGGCGCTGAACAACTCGGGCACGAACTACCGGGTGAAGGTGAGCGTTGCGGGGTTCTACCGGATCACCGCCACGGCCTCGATCGGTGCGACCAACTTCGCGCTGCGCGTGATGAACCAGACCACCGGGCAGACCATGGCGCAGAGCACCATCGGAACGACGAACTCCCTCAGCCAGAGCCTCACGGCCGAGGGGTACCTCGCGGTGAACGATGAGATGTCCGTGCAGATCTACTACCCGTCCGGCACGTTCTCGACCGTGACGGATGGCCTGACCTCGCCGACGCGCTACACCATCACGAAGGCCTGACCGTGTCGATCGACGCGTCGCTCACGTCGTCGCTCAACGGCCGGATGCCGGCGTCGATGCTCGGTCAGATCGACGACCTCGACCGCTACGTGTGGCGCCCGCTGGTCCCGCAGGTCGAGGCGTTCCGTGCTGCGTTCGCGGCACACTTCGGCAAGCCGCTGGTCATCACGGAGTCGTACCGGGATCGACCGACGCAGGTCCGGTACCGCGCGAAGTACCTCGCTGGGACGGGTGCCTATGCGGTGCCGCCCGGGACGAGCAAGCACGGGTGGGGCACGGCGCTGGACCTCGGTTCCGGGGTCGCTGACATCCACTCAGCCGAGCACGCGTGGGCAGTCGCGAACGGTCCGACGTACGGCGCTCACTGGCTGACGGTCGCCGGCAACGGGTCGGTCGAGCCGTGGCACTTCGACCTCGTCATCGTGCCCGCGTCGCAGTACACCCCGAAGCCTGCACCCATCCCGACCCCGACCCCGGAGCCGACCCCCCAGGAGGAGATCGTGGCCTACCTCATCCAGGTCAAGGAGGACCTCCGCGTCTTCTACGTCTCGGACCTGCTGTTCGAGTACGTCGGCCCGGAAATCTACGACGCCCTCGCCCAGGTCTACGGCAAGGCCAAGCCGGTCGATGTCGTGTCGGCTGACCGGATTCACCAGCAGGTCAACGCGAACATCGTGGCGACGGCGGCGAACCTCAAGGGACAAGGACTGTGACCGACCCGGTGGTCCTGGCCGCGGTCGTCACGACGGTCGGGGTCATCGTCACGGCCCTCATCGGTGTCCTGTTCCAGAACGTGAAGCTCGGTCGACGGATCGACAAGGTCCACGACAAGGCCGAGGTCGTCCGAGACCAGGTACAGAACTCCCACGGGACGAACCTGCGCGACGACCTCGACCGGATTCGCGCCGAGCAGCGCGAAGGGTTCCGGAGCATCGAGGAGCGGCAGGACATCGCCGCCGAGACCGTCATCGCGGTCCGCAAGGAAGCCCAGCAGGCCGCGACCGCAGTCGATCAGAAGGTCGTCGACCTGACGCGCCGACTCGACCGTCACATCGACGGATCAGCCAAGTAGCCCACCACCCCGACAGGAGCACCTTCGCCATGCCGTTCACCGAGCGCGCCCGTTTCGCCGAGTCCATCCCGCAGACCACGCAGGTCGCTGCCCCGTGGAAGGCCACGGTCCGCACCGTCGTCCAGATCGTCCCGGCGATCGCGGTCCTGACGCCCGCCGTGCTGAGCGCGGTCGCGAACGGTGACCCGGCGACCCTTGGCCCCTGGGCTGTCGTCGCCCTGTCTGTCTCCGGTGCGGTCACGCGCGTGATGGCGCTGCCCGCCGTCGAGTCGTTCCTGCGCCGGTTCCTGCCGTGGCTCGCTGCCGGCGCGACCGAGTAGCCAGCCATGTTCGAGTGCGAGATGTGCACCGCGGAGTACGACTCGCTGATCGCGGCCCAACGCTGCGCAGACCTCGACGCCCAATCCGACTGACACGCCCCGATAGGAGCAACCCGTGGCCCTGCCTGTTGGTGTCCTCACCGCGACCGTGACGATCGGCCCCGAGCTGGACGACGCGGGCCTCCCGTACGGGGACGAGATCGAGTCGGTGTTCTCGTTCGTATCCTCGACGCCGAAGGTGTGGTCCGCGACGTCGACCCCGATCACGCCGCGTCCTATCCAGGTGCCCCTGGACGCGACTGGCTCCGGGTCGATCGTGCTTGCCGCGACGGACCAGCCTGGATTCACGGACGGCGCCGGAAACTCGGTGACGAACTGGACGTACACGGTGACCCGCCGCTACAAGGGTCGCGCGGCGTCGACCACCACGTTCCAGCTGCCGACCGCCGGCGCCACGGGTGTCGTCGTGCCGCTGAGTTCCCTCGCGCCCGTGGACGCCTCGACAGGCGACGCGGTCGCGATGCCGAACGTCCTGTCGGTCGACAATGGGACCGGCGCGATCAACTTGCGCGGCACCTACTTCCCGGCCAAGTCTCGCGGCCTGTCGGTGGTGTTCGAGGGCGACAGCATCACGGGCGGCAACAACGGTGGCACCCTCGACCAGCGCGGCAACAGCATCCCCCTGTTCGCGTCGATCTTCGCCAACAGTCGGTGGCGCTACCTGGGTTCCGTCGCCGTCCCTGGCACGGTCCTGTCGCAGATGATCGACCGGTTCGACGCGAACGTTGCACCCCTGGCCCCGTCGGTCGTGCACCTGATCGCCGGAACGAACAACGTCAGCGCCGGACACTCGGTGGGGCACTTCGTCTCGGACCTCACGCTGTACCTCGCGAAGTGCCAGGGCATCGGCGCACGGCTGGTCCTCGGCACGCTTCCCCCGCGTGCAGAGTCGACTGCACGGCGCGGCCTGACCCTCGCGTACAACCAGGCGGCCCGTGAGTTCGCCATCGCCCACGGTCTCGACCTCATCGACTACTACGGCCTGTTCGTCGACCCTGCAACGGGCGACTACAGGGCCGGGTACGGGAACGTCGACCAGACGCACCCGACGAACCTGGCGAACCGTCTCGCGGGCATCCTGTGCGCGCAGCGGCTCGACGCGATCCTTCCCCCCGGCGGTCTGCCCATGACGCAGGAGAACGCGGACCCGAACAACCTGCTCACCAACGGGACGTTCACCGGGACCATCACCAACTCGGGCGACCCCACCAGGCTCATCCCGTCCGGGTGGACTTCGACGCCGTCCCCGTTCCGCACCAACATCACCGCGTCGATCGACAGCTCCGACGCAAACATCAAGGGCAACTGGTACGTCGTCAACTTCGCCGGCGCCACGGGCACCGAGTTCTTCGTCGGCGCCACCGCTGGCGGCACGGCTATCCCCGGGCACCGCTACTCCCTGCGCGGCCTGTGCAGGGCGACCGGGATGCGCAACGCCGACACCGGCAACGGGGGCATCCTCACCGTCGTCGCCGTCTGGAACAGCACCGACACCACCGCCTACCGGGCGCGCGCCCTGTCGGCCACCCAGTACGACTTCGACGGCGCGTTCCAGATCGAGTTCACCGCACCGTCCGACGCCGCCACCGTCAACGTCCAGTTCCAGCTGAACCCCAACAGCGGCACCGGTGCAGTCCGGTTCGCACAGGTCGGCCTCTACGACCTGACCGCGATGGGGCTCGTCTGACCCAACCCCACCTGATCGGAGACCGTCATGGCTATCACCGCATCCGTCGACATCACGAAGAACCCCATCGAGCTGACCGTCACGTCCGACAAGCGCGTCGTGTCCGTCTCCGTCAGCGCTGCTGGCGAGACCGCAACCGGGAGCGCGACGTTCCCCGTGACCGTGACCGACGCGTCCCGGACGTGGACGAAGGTCAGCGACACGGGCCTGGTCGCCAAGTACACGAGCTGATGGCCTCCGTCACGGTCGACGCCGCTGGCGAGTCCGTCGTCGTCAACTACCAGCCGCACCCGCCCGCACGGTTCTTCGCGCCCGACTCGATCTGGAACACCGGCATCGGGTCGGGCGCGACGTTCGAGGCGAACACGTCCGGTACTCCGACGTACGCCCTGCAGCACTCGGGCGCCGGCGCGCAGGTCAACTCGGCTTCGTACTCCGTGGCTGTCGGGTACGCGAAGGCTTCCGACCCGTGGCGCACTGTCATCTGCGAGACGTCCTCGCTGACGTGGTCGATCCAGATCCCCGACACGTACGTCAACGGGTACGGGCAGGTTGTCCCGTTCACGGCGACGGGCGGCTCTGACGGATGGGTCACCGTCGTCTCCGCGGACGGTCGCACGGCATATGAGTTCTACGCGGCCAAGGCGTTCCCCGCGACGAACCCGAACGGCTGGTCGACCAAGTACGACCTGGTCATCACCGACACCACGGGACACGGGCTGTCCACCGGTCGACGCGCATCCGGGACGTCGCAGCTCGGTGGGCTCATCCTCGCGGACGAGCTCGAGGCGCTGTACATCCCGCACATGCTGTCGCTCGCGATCCCCGCATCCATCCTCAAGCTCACCCCGACCGCTGCCGACGGTGACAACCGTGGCACGAACTCGTCGGGCTCCGGGTGGGTGTGGCCCGCGCGTGGCTCCGACAACCAGGCGAACATCCCGTACCTCGGCGGCGCGACTGGTATCGCCATGGGTGCCGTGTTCGGGATCCCGCCGTCGGTCAACATCGGCGCACTCGGGCTCAACCCGTACGGACTCGCTGCTGCCGAGGCTGCACAGGACCGCGGCGTGACCATCGTCGCGCAGGCGAACACCCTGGCCGCCGTCGTCGAACCGGCGGCGAACCAGGACCACGTCGCACTCCTGCGCGCCAACTGGGCGACCATCGTCGGCCAGCTGCGGCGCGTCACCAACCACAAGGGCGGCACCCTCAACGCTGCCCGCGTGCCCCTCGACCCGACCGTCATCCTCGGCGGCGGAACCAGGCCCTAACGCGCGAGCGATCGGGGGAACGTTCATGGAACGGCTGCCTGAGCACTGGACGTGGACGAAGGCTGACGAGCAGATCACCTACCGGGCGGCGTTCGGTTGGGACCATGGCGAACTCGACCTGATCCCACCCTGCCGATTCATCGAGGAGCTACCGGTCGTCAAGGCCGCACGACTCCCACGGCGATCGAAGCGTCGCGAGGGTCCACCTTTCAACCCAGAGCCGGACGACGAGGAGCCCTCACAGGTCACCTGGTACGTCGTCCAGCGGCAACGGAGCCGCCCCAACCTGCTGCAGACCCTCGTCCTCGGGGGCCTGCTCGTGGGTGTCGTGACAGTCGGCGTGATCGCCGTCCGTTCTCTGATGGGAGCATCGTGAGCTTCGCTGATCGGTTGCTGGAGGACGTCGCGACACATCGCGGCGGGCCGAAGTGTCTGACCTGTACGGCGCTCGCGTCACTGGACGCCAACGACCTGCACGCGTACCACGACGCCCGCGAGTCACGTGTCCCCTGGGCATCCATCGCGCGCGCACTCGGCCTGCAGCCCGGCACCTACCGCCTCCACGTCACGAGCGGTCATGTCGAGCCTCGCTGACCGGATCGCAGCCGAAGCCGCTGCCATCGCACCCGTCATCCCCCGCGAGTACCGCGCCCCCACCGGTTGGGAGCCTGGTGTCCGCTACGACCCTGAGACGTCGCTCCCGACCGAGGTCACCACGGAGCAGGTCGAGCGACAGATCGGCCCGGGCGACAAGGGCGACTTCGAGGCCCTGATCGCCCACCTGCTGCCGATGGTCCCCGCCGGCCACGAGGTGCGGCTCATCGATGCCCGCTACGACCCTGTTGCCTGGACTCGGGACACGGTCGACCAGGGTGCTGCTGTCACCCGGCCTGCGTGGCGCTACCGGTTCCGGATCGTGGCCGTCAAGGCTGCGGCGGACGTGCGCACGGAGGATCTGCCTGCGCTGCTCAAGGCAGCCAAGGCGAACCGTCCCGCACGGAACCCGGTACTCGGCACTGGGCTCACTCGCGTCGTGGTCATGTCCGACATGCAGATCGGCAAGGTGGACTCGAACGGCGGCACGCCCGAACTTGTCGCCCGCCTCGACCGCCTGCTCGCCATGCTCGACGACGAGGCGAAGGCGCGCCCCTGTGACGACGTCGTCATCCTCGACCCCGGTGACATCTGCGAGGGCTTCGAGTCGACCGCCCAGGAGATGAGCACCAACGACCAGGACTTCCCGGAGCAACTCGAGAAGGCCGAGATCATCCTCGGGCACGCCGTCACCGCGATCGCCGCACGTCACGCGTCCACCCGTGTCGCCGCCTGCCCGAGCAACCACACTCAGTGGCGCAAGGGCAAGGACCGCCTCGGGAAGCCCGGCGCCGACTTCGGACTCAAGACTCACCGGACCGTCGCGCGCCAGCTCGCCTACCGCGACGACATTACCTTCATCCAGAGCGGCCCGTGGGAAGAGTCCCTCGCGCTCAAGGTCCGCGGCGCCGTCATCGGCCTCGTCCACGGACACCAGGCACAGTCAGGGCGCATCCCCCAGTGGTGGGCCGGACAGTCACACGGAGGCCAACCCACGGCCGCCGCGACGATGCTGGTGACCGGTCACTACCACTCGTTCCGCATGGAGCCCACGGGCGCCATCGACGGGAAGGCCCGCTACTGGCTCCAGGCACCCGCGCTCGATGGCGGCTCGTCCTGGTGGCGGCACATCAAGGGTGACGAGTCCGAGCCTGGCATGGTCACGTTCACCGTGGACGACGCCGGCGACTGGGACTCGCTGCGGTACCTGCGATGAAGCGGCCCATGAAGGATGCCGACGAGTACGACGCCTTCACCGGGTGGCGACGCGTCATGTACTGGCGGCCCGGTGAGCGTAAGGCGATCAAGGCGCGGGCGAACCGTCGCGAGCGCCGCGTCGAACGACAACGACTGAGCGGAGACAGACCATGACCGAAGGCTTCCGTCAGCAGACGGGCGAGGTCCCCACGTTCTGGCTCGACGACGACGGCCGCCACGTCGTCTGGGAGCACGACTGCCGGATCGACTGGATGCGCGACGGCTCCGACGTCACGCTCCTGCGCACCGAGCCCTGGCCGCTGCCGATCAACGAGCAGACCGGGTGGGTCGTCCGCAGCACGGACCCGCTCACCGTGACGCCCTCGATCCTCTGCACGGGATGCGGCACCCACGGCTTCATCACCGACGGCCAGTGGGTCGGCTGCTGATGACGACCGCATCCGAGGTCTACGCCGGTGACTCTGGACCGTGGATCGTCGGACCCGACCCGGCCGAGCTCATCGACCTGAGCAACATCCTGCTGCGGCGCTAAACCTTCGCCCACCGCTACTCGACGCAAGTTTGCGCCCCGCTCTGCTCCCATCACGGGAGTAGGGCGGGGCGCTTTCGTGCGTCTACGCCCGCGCGATCCGCAGCGCAGGGATGAACGCCAACGGAACCGCGAGCCCGAGCAACGTCCACGTCACCGGCGTGAACCCGACCGTGATCGCACAGCCCACACCCGCGAGACCCAGGACCGTGCCCGCTGCGATGAGAGTCACCGTGTGGTCACGCTTCGGGGGGCGGATGTCTGCGCCGAACTCGATGAGGGCGTCGGGGTCATCGGGGGTCATGGCGGTCTCCTCGTGTTGATACGGCTCGTCGGATGGTGCCTAGGTGTGGGCTGGTGACGACGAGCGTTGACACGGGTTGTTGACACGAGGCGTACCGGTGGTCCGATTGGGCCTCTGACCTGCACCTACATGGGTGCCCCCGCCGGGGTTCGAACCCGCCCCGGGTGGAGCCCACGACCTGCATCTACGCTCAATTCACCTGCACCGACACCCCCGACTATGGTCCAGAAGTGTTGAAACGGGTAGGATGAATCACGGGTAGATGTTGAAATGTCAACGTGGAGGCCTTGCGATGCATAAGGACCTGACCGACTTCCTGCTCGCACGGATCGCGGAGGACGAGGACGACGCACGAGAGGCCGCAGTCGAGGGCCGCTACTGGGCACACTTCGGCGGTGGGCAGATCGCCCACGGAACGGACGACCGGCAGGCGTGGGGCGACCTCGCCCATGTGCGCGTCTACATCGCCCCGCACATCGTCCGGTGGGACCCCGCCCGCGTCCTGGCCGAGTGCGAGGCGAAGCGGCGGATCGTGGAGCAGCACCTCGACAACGAGTCGCGGGCCATCGCGTACAGGTCTCCCCGATGGGCGGACGCCATGAACGACGAGGATCGGGTGGAGCAGCGCAAGGCGGAGGCTCGGCTCGGCGCAACCGATGGAGTGCTCCGCGCCCTCGCCCTGCCCTACGCCGACCACCCGGACTACGACGTCGCCTGGGTCGCATAGTGGCGTCCATCCGCGAACACGTCGCACGTGACGGCACGCACACATGGGCCGTCCTGTTCCGAGACGACGGCAAGCAACGGTCCCGCAGCTTCGACAAGCGACCCGAGGCGCTCCGGTTCCTCGAAGACGTCAACGGCTACGGCTCGACCACGGCCGAACGCATCCTCGACCGCAGACGCAAGGGCACCGAGACGCCGCTGACCGTGTCGGACGCGCTGACCCGGTACATCGACGGACTCTCCGGTGTGCAGCCGTTCACCATCACGACGTACCGCACCATCGCCGCACAGATCGCCGACCTCCCCCTCGGCCACCTCGGGCTCGAGGACGTGACCCGGGATGACGTCGCCGCATGGGTCCGAGTCCAGGAAGCCGCCGGGGTCGCATCGAAGACGATCAAGAACCGGCAGTCGCTCCTGTCCACCGCACTCGCCCGCGCAGTCGACGACGAGCTGATCACCCGCAACCCTGCACACCGCGCGAAGATCAGCCGGACCGAGCGCCGCGAGATGACGTTCCTGACGCCGGCAGAGTTCCAGGTGCTCATCGCCCGCGTGACCCCGCACTACCGACCGTTCATCATCACCCTCTACGGCACAGGGCTACGGTTCGGTGAGGCAACTGCATTGCGAGTGTCCGACCTCCACCTCGACGACACGCCCGCCACCCTCACCGTCTCCCGCGCATGGAAGAAGGCATCCGGACTCGGCGCGCCCAAGTCAGCCGCAGGACGCCGCACCATCGCGCTACCCGGAGCCGTCGTCGAGCAGCTGCGCACCGTCACCAAAGGACGCGCACCAGGCGACCTCGTGTTCGTCAACCTCGCCGGCCGACGCATCCTGCAAGCCACACTCCACGACAACTGGCAGACCTGGATCGAAGACACCGTCATCGACCGCACCACCCGCGAGCGCGTGCCCAGGCTGCCGCAGATCGGCAAGCGACCACGTGTGCACGATCTACGTCATTCCCATGCGTCCTACATGATCGCCGCGGGGATGAGCCTGTTCGACCTTAAGCAGCGCATGGGGCACGAGTCGATCACGACGACGTCTGACACCTACGGCCACCTGATGCCCGAGGCTCAGGTGCAGGCCGCTCGTGCTGCTGCGCTCGCATTCCCGGAGTTGCCCGCGATCGGGAGCTAGATCCGGTCCAGGAGCTCGCGGCGCTTCGTGCGCCACTCGTCGTCCGGGAGCAGCCCCGCGGCGTGCAGACGCGCCAGTCGCTCGAGCGCCGTCACTGGGTCGACGCCATACCCGCGAGAGCGCACGTACAGGTCGAGGCCCCGGACGATGACGTCGGTCACGGTCTCCCCCTGCTCGGCCGTGACGCGCTTGGCAGCATCCCACAGCGGATCGCCGACGCGCACACCTCTGGTCGGCGTATGTGGGGGCACATCGGCACCCTACGGGGAACGTTTGCGCAGGTCAGGGCGAACGAACGTGTGCATGAACACGCCACGTGCGGCTGCTCATGCACCGACCGGATCTCTCAGGCGCCGCCCGACCGCTGTGAGAAGTTCGGCAACCCGGAATCTCGACATGTGTCCCGCTACCATCGCGAACCGCTTCACAACCGGTTCAATCCGTCACTCTGGCGGGTGAAAAGAGGTCCCGATAGGGGCGCTTTCCTGGTGGTTCATCCGATTCGGGACCCTGTCACTTGTGGGTGGCAACCACTAGACATAGGCAACGCACAGGGACGCGCGTAGAACGTTTCAGAGGGTCACATGGGGGTTGCAAGGCATGGAATTTGACGCACTCAGGACTCTCGGGGCCACGGTCCAGGAGGTTCCGGGTCTATGTGTCCCGGCGAGCTACATCGCCGAACTCGACCTCGTTGTCGTCAGGGCCGGCCTTGACCACGATGCCCGGGAGTGGTGCGCGTGCTACTTGCTCCCTGACGTGGCGGCTCGGGAACGGACCTGGTCACCGTCGCAGTCGTAGGCAGCTGCCCGCGCTGCTCGTACTCGGCCGCTCGCTGACGCGCGGTCTCGAGGAACAACTTGAAGTCGACGCCCAGCGCGTCGCACAGGGCTAGCAGGTCGCTGACGCTGACGTCAGTCCATGCGCCCTCGAAGCGAGAGATCTGATAGGCGGGCACCCCTGAGAGTTCCGCGAGCTTCGTCTGCGTGACACGCCGCTCGCGTCTCGCGTCAGACAGCGCTGACGCGATGCCGAACGCGAGTGGCGAGGCCGGCGCCTTGCCCTCAGATGTAGTCATGGGCTGAATCCTGCCATATTCGCAGTTCCTTGCGAAGAGTCATGTGGGCTGATGTCCAACTCGCTCCAGAGTCATAGTCCGACATCACCCGAAAGAGGTACGGGTCGGGGCGTATCAGGCGGGGTCTCTGCGGCTCTTGTGTTTCTCTGCGGATTCGCATAACCTCGCCACATGGCAGGAAACCCGATCAACCGCGAGATCGCGGAACGAGTCCGCAGCGCAGCGAAGGCAGCCGGCCTCACCCACGAAGCCCTCGCTCTCCAGGTCGGCATGGCCGACCGCACCTTCTCCCGATTCATGACTGGGAACGCCGACTGGAAGACAGTCGACGTCGCCGCGATCGCCGAGGCCCTTGAGCTCGACGCGATCGACCTGATCCCCAGCAGGGCCGCCTGATGGCCGCCGAGCCGTTCCTCACAGTCGAGGAAGTCGCGACCCGCCTAGGCATCTCCGCCTATCAAGTGCGCATCGCCTACCGGTCGGGGATGCTCCCTCGCCGTCGCCTGGGTGGCCGTCTCGTGCGGTTCACGGAGGCGGACCTGGAGCAGTTCCAGGCGAACACGTCGATCGACACCTCGGGGCTGTCGTCCCGTTCCCGCGCCCGTCGGCGCTGACCCACCACATGCAAGTGCCCCGCGTATCGGCTGCAACCGAGCGGGGCGACTCACTACAGAAATCGAGGTTACACCGTGGTCCTCATTGCCGCATTCATCGGCCGGCGTCGCCTGGCCCGCAAGCACCGGAGCGAGGCCGAGCAGACCCTGGCCGCCGCTCGTGCCGCGTTCATCACGGAGTCGCCGAGGTGGGCACGATGACGCTCCCCTACGGCCCGGAACCGCACCACTGGGACGCGTTCAACGCGGCCGAGTCCCCTGTCGTCGACGAGTTCACGGTCCTCGACCGCGTCACGCCGATCATCCTGCGCATCCAGTCTCAGGACGCCATCGTCCTGGCTGCGGTCGAGCTGTACGAGGCGTCGACGGCTGGCATCGATCACGACTCGGACATCTGGTTCGACATCCAGGGCCGCCTGTTCGACGCGGTCCGGAACCTGCGCGGCGAGACCGTTCGCCCGCGCGTCGAGGTCTTCGACATCCCGGGGCGCGCATCATGACCGCCCCCATCCGCTGCTACCTGTCCGACTCCGACTACGCCCTCCTCGACGCGGCTCAGCTGCGACTCGACCAGGACCGCCGCTACCAGGCCATCCGTGACGAGATCGACGCGGTGAACGCGGCCCAGTGGGACGCGCACACATCGTCGGCGATCTACGTGGCGCGCAACCTGTCCGATCCGACGTCGATCCCGGACCCGCTCGACCCTGAGCCGGCCGATGAGCCTGAGTCGCTCGGGTCGTTGCTGGCGTGCGTGCGTGAGGTGTTCGTGCTCGCGGGGACGCTGCTGGTGCGCGCCGTGTGGCCGAGGCGGTGGGTGCGGTGAGCGCCGAGTACGTGCGGCGCCACTACGACGTCGACTACAAGGTCGGCGAGCGTCTGGTCCTGCAGGCGGGCACCAAGCACGAGACGCACGGACTCCTGGTCTCGTTCCCCGGCCAGTACCTCGGCATCCGGTTCGACGGCGAGAAGCACACGAGCCGTTGCCACCCGACCTGGCAGATCACACGCGAGGTGACCCCGTGATCGCCCTCGCCCTCCAGTTCATCGGCACCTTCGCCCTCTGCTTCGGGCTCGGCGCGGTCATCGTCGCCACCCTGCGGAACCTCCTGGAGAAGCGAGAGAGGCCATGACCCGCCTCTCCGCCCGCGACTTCCGATTCCTCGCCGCCGTCTGGCTCCTCTACATCCGCACCTACCTCCCCGTCAGGAGAAGCAAGTGAGCATCACCGAGCACACCACCCTCGAGCAGGGTTCCGACGAGTGGCTGAACCTGCGACGCGGCATGGTCACGGCATCCGTCGTCGGCCAGCTCATCACCGCATCCACCCTCAAGCCCGCCCGCAACGACTACTCCCGTGGGCTGACCGCATCCCTCGTCGCTGAGCGCATCACCGGGCACATCGACCCCGTGTACGTGTCCGACGACATGTACCGCGGCACCGTCGAGGAACCCCTGGCTCGCGACCTGTACGCCAAGCACCACAAGGTCACCGTGCGCGAGGTCGGCTTCATCACGCGGGAGATCGACGGCGTGACCATCGGGTTCAGCCCCGACGGCCTCGTGGGTGAGGACGGGCTCATCGAGGTGAAGAGCCGCAAGCAGAAGAAGCAGCTCTCGACGATCCTCTCCGGGCTGGTCCCTGCCGAGAACGTCGCACAGTGCCAGACGGGACTCCTGGTGTCCGGGCGCAAGTGGCTGGACTACGTGAGCTACTCGGCCGGCATGCCCCTGTTCGTGACCCGCGTCTACCCCGACCAGAACTGGCAGGCCGCGATCATCGCCGCGGTCCAGGCGTTCGAGGAGACGGCCGCGCAGATGGTCGCCGACTACGAGGCCGCTGTCGTCGGGCTGCCCGTGGCTGAGCGCACCGTCGAGCTCGAGATGGTGATCTGACGTGTTCACCACGGAGCGGCTGGGTTTGTCTGCGCAGGCAATCGCGGGCTACGGAAACCATCACCCGCACGACCCCAGCGACCTGCTGCGATGCATCAACTACTGCGACGGGCGACTCACGACCGACGCCCTGCGTCTGCGAATGGCGGGCCGATCGATCTGGTGGGACCGCCTCCTGCCGCACTGGGACGACCTGGTCACGCTGCTGCGGCGCGAGATGGATGCCGCCACCGATGGTCGCGCGCCGCGGACCTATGTCGAGATGCAGCGCCTTCTCAACAACGGCACCCCATGCGCGGCGTGTGACAACACCGGGCGAGGCGACACGTGCACCAAGTGCAAGGGGACCGGGCGGCGCTCAGGCGGTCGATGCCGCGCGCCTCACTGCCACCGGGGCGCCGACTTCTGCCCCTCATGCCGTGGACGCGGCTTCACGATGAACGGAGTCTGACCGTGGACCTCACCGAGACGATCGCCCCGAAGTCCGACCAGCTGAACGCCGACGACCTGATCGCTGGTCCGCGCACCTTCACCATCAAGGAGGTCAGCGCCGGGTCGAGTGAGCAGCCCGTCGAGGTGCACCTCGTCGAACTCCCGGGCCGCCCGTACAAGCCCAGCAAGACGATGCGCCGCCTCATGGTCAGCGCGTGGGGTCCGGAAGCCAGCGCCTACACCGGACGTCGCCTGACCCTGTTCCGCAACCCCGACACCAAGTTCGGCGGGGCAACGGTGGGCGGCATCGAGATCAGCGCCATGTCAAACCTCGACAAGCGGCTGACCATCGCGCTCACGGCGACTCGCGGGAAGAAGGCTCAGCACACCGTCGACCCGCTGCCCGAGGCAACTCCCGCACCGACCGCTGACGACATCGCCGCGACCACCGACCGCGCAGCACTCGGGGCCATGTGGAAAGCGAACCCGGGGCTGAGGGTGCAGATCCAGGCGCGGGTCAAGGCGCTGGACGAGGACGGTGCGCTGTGAGCCGGCCGAAGCTGCTCCCCGTCACCGTCACCACACCCCCGGCATGGGCTGCGGATGGTGTCTGCGCAACGTCCGGCGTTCCCGACCTCTGGTTCCCGCGCTACATCTCCGACGAACGTGCCGCGATCAAGGCGTGCCTCACGTGCCCGGTGCTCGCAGCGTGCGACGCGTTCGCCACCCGCAACGGTGAGCGGTTCGGTGTGTGGGGCGGGCGCGCTCGGGGTCCGCGTAGGGGTGCGGAATGAGCCGCGGCATTCCGGGGTCGACCCCTGGGCACGGCACGGTCGCGCGGTACTCGACCGGGTGCAGGTGCGACGAATGCCGGGCGTCTGCTGCTCGGCGCGGGAAGCGGAACAGGATCGCGCTTCTCAGGGGCCACCCCGGGCTGGTGCCCTGCGTCGTGGTGACCCGTCGCATCCATGCGCTGTCCGCGATCGGCTGGACGTACGAAGCTCTCGCATCGCGCCTGGGTGTCACCCATCAGAACGTCGGGTACCTCGCCGGCCGGACGTCGGGGATGGTGCAGCGAGGTATCGCGCAGGCCGTCATCCGGCTCTACGACGAACTGTCCATGACCCCCGGACCGTCGAGCGTCGCGCGGGACCGTGCAGCTGCTCGCGGTTGGCCGCCACCGCTCGCGTGGGACGAGGGCGCGATCGACGACCCGGACGCGAGGCCTAACCACACCTCGAAGCGCGAGAAGCGCGCTGCCTGGCGGGACGTGGATGAGGTTGCCGTTGCGCGCGCGATCAACGGCGCCCGGATCGAACTGACTGGCCCGGAGCGTGAGAGCGCCGTCGAGATCCTCGTCCGCACCACCGACCTGTCCGACAAGCAGATCGCCGCTCGCCTCGACATGTGGCCCGAGACCGTGTTCCGCATCCGGAAGCGCCTCGGCCTGGACAGCAACTACGGGACAGCGAGGAGGGCGTCATGAGCACCCTCACTGTCGACATCCCGCCCGCCCTGTGGCTCACGTCGAACCGCGGGTACACCAACCACGGGCAGAAGGCGCGAGTCGTGCGCGACATCCACGCGCTCGTCAAGGTCGCCGCACGCGAGCAGGGCATGGCGCCCGTCGTCGGCCGGCGAGTGCACGCCTCCTGGCTCATCCACTACCCCAAGGGCACCGGGTGGGTTCACGGCGACGCGGCGAACGCACACCCGACCTGCAAGGCGATCCTCGACGCCCTCGTCCCCGAGTGGATCGAGGGTGACGGCCCGCGGTTCGTGCGTCCTGAGACGTATGACCGCGGCGACAACCTGACCGCAGCACGGACACACCGGGTCGCGCTCGAGCTCATTGAGGTGAACGCGTGACCCCGTACTACCAGGACGACGCCGTGACGCTGCACCACGGGGACTGCCTCGAGGTCCTGCGCACCCTGCCCGACGCGTCCGTCGATGCGATCGTGACCGACCCGCCCTACGGCCTCGGGTTCATGGGCCGCGAGTGGGACGACCTGCCGCCGGGGCTGCCATGGGCGCTCGAGTGCCTCCGCGTCCTCAAGCCCGGCGGTCACCTGCTCGCGTTCGGCGGGTCGCGCACCTGGCACCGTCTCGCGTCGGCCGTCGAAGACGCTGGGTTCGAGCTGCGCGACTCGATCGCGTGGCTGTACGGGTCGGGGTTCCCGAAGTCGCTCGACGTGAGCAAGGCGATCGACAAGGGCGCCGGAGCTGAGCGGGAGGTTGTGGGCGACAAGCTCGACCGGCCCGGCTATCACCTCAACGGGCACGACTCGGGCACGGGCGCACTCGGGCACGGGATCTCATCGACGACGCCCGAGACGCGACTCGCCGCCGCACTCATCACCGCACCCGCCACCGACGACGCCCGCACCTGGCAGGGCTGGGGCACCGCGCTCAAGCCGGCGTTCGAGCCGATCGTCGTCGGCCGCAAGCCGCTGATCGGCACCGTCGCGGCGAACGTGCTCGCGCACGGGACCGGGGCGCTGAACGTGGACGCGTGCCGGGTGGGGGATGACGAGCGCCTCAACCCGTCGGCTCGCGTCACCGGCGCGACTGCCCCGGTGCTGCACATCGGCATCGAGACAGAGGGGCGCACGACGGCCGGTCGCTGGCCGACGAACGTCGTCCTCGACGAGTCGCAGGCCGCCGAGCTCGACCGGCAGTCGGGGACGGCAACCTCCCGAAGCGGCGGCGTCGCAGGGTGGCAAGACGAGTACGTCGGCGGCACCTACACGCCCATAGCGCGCACCGGATACGACGACCAGGGCGGCGCGTCGCGGTTCTTCCCGACGTTCCGCTACGAGGCCAAGGCGCCCACGAGCGAACGGCCGCGCGCGGGCGAGGTCGCGCACCCCACGGTCAAGCCCCTCGACCTCATGCGCTGGCTCGTCCGGCTCGTCACCCCGCCCGGTGGCGTCGTCCTCGAACCGTTCGCCGGCAGCGGCACCACGGCCGAGGCGTGCGTCGTCGAAGGGTTCCGGTGCATCGCGATCGAGCGCGAGGCCGACTACCTGCCGCTCATCGTGCAGCGGCTCACGAAGCCGATCGAGATGGTCCTCGACTTCGGCGGGGCGAGCTGATGGGCACGAAGATCCCGTCCGAGTTCGTACCGCTCGACGTCAACTACGCACACGACCGAGCGATCCGGGCAGCAGGTCCGCTCGCTGAGCTGCTGTTCATCCGGGGCATGGCGTACTCGCGGGGCAAGCGGACGAACGGAATGCTCCCCGACTACGACCTGCCCGTGTTCGGCGTCGGCATCCCTGCGCTGACCAAGCACGCGAAGGCCCTGGTGCGCGAGGCCCTGTGGGTCGAGGTCGACGGTGGCTGGGCCATCCGGTCATGGGAGAAGTGGAACCCGGACCAGGAGCGCCACGAGAAGCAGTCCGAGGGCGGCACCAGGGGCAATCACACCAAGTGGCACACCGGTCCGAAGGGTCGGTTCAGCGATCAGTGCCCGCTCTGTGTACCGATCGGTACCGAGTCGGTACCCGATCACCAACCGAGATCGCTTCGGATCGCAGAAGAGAAAGAGAAAGAGAAGAGAGATCCATCATCGTCTAGTACGTACCGCGAGGCCCCGGACCTGCTCCGGAGCGTGACGCGATGATGAACAGAATCTGCTGCTACCCACCCTGCGACGTCGAGGCTGGCCCTTCGGGCTACTTCTGCCCGGGACATGCTCGTCGCTGGCGTCGAGGCGGCGAAAAGCAGGACCGCATGCGGTCCGCCGAGCAGCGGTTCCGCGACATCGGATGGACGGAGCGCCTCGTCCGACCCGACCTTGGACCGTGCTGGGAGTGGAACGGGCACCGCCGCAAGTGGGGCTACGGATCGTTCCAGGCGCCCGGGATCAACAACGCCTCACGGGCCGCGTACATGTTCGCGTACGGGGAGCTCACCGACGGCATGTTCGTCTGCCACCGGTGCGACAACCCGCCATGCGTGAACCCGGCACACCTCTTCGAGGGCACCCCTTCGGAGAACACGCGGGACATGTACCAGAAGCGCCGGCACGCGTTCGTCGTCGCCCATCCCCGTCTCAAGCTCACCGACGAGGACGTGCGGGATATCCGCGCCTCCTACACGGGCGCATGGGGTCAGCAGTCGGCCCTCGCGCGTCAGTACGGGGTCTCGGATAACCAGATCAGCCTCATCGTCCGCGGACTCGCCCGGAGGTCAGCATGACGATCACCGGAGCCCAGACACACCGCCTCGCGGCCCTCATCCAGGAACTGCGCCCCGAGTGGGACGCATCCGGAATCGGCAAGGCGATCCTCGCAGCCGCAGACCGTGGCACCGCATGGGAGGTCGCACACGCAGCCCTGTACGCAGCCGCCGACACCACGAACCGCACGCCCGGTGTCATCCCCCTCGCAGGCGCGCACTGGTCCCGTGGTCGTGAGCTCGCATCAACGGCCGCGGTACCGGAACGCAACGACGCCCGATGCGAAGAGCACCCATGGGCGCGCGCTCGAGGTTGCCCCGCCTGCCGTTCCGAGGCGCTCGAGGCCACGAACCAGACGCGCACCCTCGTCGCCCAGCACGTACCACCCGAGAAGATCCGGCAGATCCTCACCGACGCCGGCGTGACCGATGTTCGCAAGCGAGCGGCAGGAGAGCGTGATGAGTGACGACCTGACGGAGCGGATCGCGGCGGTGCTGGAGGAGCACCTGCTGCCCTGGGTGGCCGACGACGAGACGGACGAGTTCCGATGCCTCGCGGTCCACTGCGACTTCGTGTGGACGGGACCGAAGGGCGCCGACGAGGCCCAGGCAGCCCACCAGGCCGAGCAGGTCCGGGCCGTCCTGGGCGAGACGACGACCGAGTGGGAGCACCGGAACACGGCTGGCGGTGGAGCGATCTTCCGCACCCGGGAAGAGGCCGAGCAGGAGATGGCTCGCTGGGACGCGTACACCCCGTACCCGGTCGACGAGCCGCCCCTGCCCCCAACCCTCGGCATCTTCCGGCGCGAGGTCGGCCCCTGGACCGAGGCCCGGCCATGAGAACGACCCTCATCCTCCCCCGCCACACGCACGGGACAGCACCCGACGCACGCATCCTCGCCAAGGCCATCGCCGCACACGTGAAGGTGCCGCTGTCGTTCGAGTACGACGTGAACCGCGGCCACATGGTCGTCGACCTGTTCACCGCCGACCCCGCTGAGGTCGAAACCGCATGCCAGGTGTACGCCGACCCGCACGGGGTTGCGTGGGAGATCGCTATGGAGGCGAGCTGATGTCGAACAAGCGCGAGGCGACGTACCACGGGCCGGTGAGCGACGACGGGGCGCGGGTGGAGGCTGAGCGACTCACGCCGACGACGGAGCAGATCCGCTCGCACCTGTGCTCAATGGCGCACCTCGTCGGCAGGGGCGCGACCGCTGACGGGGAGATGTTCGATCGGTGGCTCGCGGCAGAACGTGCCGCGTGGCAGGCCGCTCAGCCGGTCGTCGTGAGTGCTGATGACATCCGCATCGCATGGGCGACCGTGTTCAGCGACGACCTCTACACCGGCCACGCCCGAGCAATGGCCAACGCGATCAACACCCGCCGAGCCGCCCTGGGCATCACCACGGAGCCGACCCAGTGACCGCCGACGTGCATCTCTGCCTACTTACCCACGTCCACGGTGAGCACGACTGGTGGTACACGTCGTCTGGTGGCGGGCACATGCTCGACGCCTACGACGAGTCGGGCCTGGAGCGGAACCAGAAGCAGTGGCACTGCCCCGGCATCGAGCCTGAGCCTGAGCCCATCACCCCCTCACCCTCACCCGACGTGCGGACGCGGCTCGCTGAGATGCGGGGACGGGTCGAGGGGGCGACGGACGGGCCGTGGGAGGCGCGAACCACCGGGCGCAGCGGAGGGGACCACTGGTACGTCCTGGATGGGGCGTCGAGCATCGCGTCCATCCATGCCAGCGACGGCGAGGACGAGGACCAGCGCGAGCCCGACGCCACGTTCATCGCCCACGCCCGTACCGACCTGCCCGCCCTGCTCGACGCGGTTGAGGCCGTGCTGGGCGCCCACCGCTACCGCATCGCGGACACGGGCAACACCGAGTGGTGCGACGAGTGCCAGGACGGACCTTGGCCCTGCCCCACGGTCCGCGCCATCACCGACGCACTCGGCGGTGCGTGATGACCGCCGACGACGACCGGTTCACCATCACCGGCCCGAACGCGTGGGCCGTCACCGGGACCTGCACCCTCTGCGGCGCGAAGACCGACCCCG